GGTGTTGCCGCCCGTCTCGTTTTGTTTCTACGGATTTGAGACATCGGCCCCCTGCGGATTTTCAAGCCAACTTTTGAAAATCGCAGGAGGAAAAAGATGTTAATAAATTACAAAGATGCCGATGGCAAAATCATCGAATTGGAGGTTTCTGACGAAGTCGGTACCTTCTATCTCAGTTCCGTAGAAGAAGAAAAACGTAATGAACGGCGGGAAACCCGCCGCCACACTTCCCTCGAGAGTTTCACCTATGAGGACAAGCGGTTCTTCGACGATGGAATGGACTTGCTTGCCGATCTTATAGCTTCGGAAACTGTTAGCCGCACTATGTCCCACCTCACCGAGCGACAGCAGTACCTTATCCGCAAAACCTGTCTGGAAGGTTGGAAATACACAGAACTTGCCTCACTGGAAGGCGTGGACGAGTCCGCTATACGTCACGCCGTAAACCGAGCAAAGAACAAACTCAAAAAAATGTTATAGTAACCGTCCGATTTATCTTCCGCAGGTGGCATAAGGCAGAAGGCACAAGAAATCAGCCTTCGGAAAGGCAAGGTGATCCGAATGAAGCACACGCTTAGAATCAGTGTTTCAAAGGAACCACAGGGCGGCGGAATAGTTGGCTGTCGCCATGTCACCATGCGCGAGAGACTGCTGCGTCTCCTGCTGGGTGACAAGCAAAGGCTGACGGTCATTGTCCCTGGCGACAGCGTGAGAGCGCTTTCAATTATTGAGGAGGGAGGTGAGGGCCATGAGCAAAACCAAGCTGTTGCTGGATGTAGCGGCTAACCTGAAAAATCTGGCAGACAGCATTTTGGCAGTTGCAGAGGCAGTGGCGGATGGTGAGCCTAGCGGGGCTTTGAAGCCGGAAACACCAACTGTCAATAAGGAAGAAAAGTCTGAAACCAAAGCGGTCACGCTTGAGCAAGTCCGGGCTGTGCTGGCTGCGAAAAGCCATGACGGCTTTACCGCTGAGGTCCGAGCACTGTTGGAGAAGCACGGTGCATCAAGGCTCAGTGAAATTGACCCGGCGAATTATCCCGCACTTCTCGCGGATGCGGAGGGGCTGAAATGAGCAAACACGCTATTCTCTCCGCTTCCGGAGCGCACCGCTGGATGAACTGTACCCCATCAGCCAGGCTGGAGATGGAGTTTGATGAGAGTGAAAGCGAAGCCGCCGCTGAGGGTACCGCAGCTCATGCCCTCGCTGAACACAAGCTGCGCCGGGCACTGAAAATGCGCTCGAAGAAGCCAATCTCCAAGTACGACTGCGACGAAATGGACGCCCACACCGACGCTTACGTGGATTTTGTTCTTGAAACCATCGCCCAGATAAAGTTGACCTGCAACGACCCGTTGGTACTGATTGAGCAGAGGCTGGATTTTTCCAGGTATGTACCGGACGGTTTCGGTACCGGCGATTGCGTTATTATCGGCGACGGTACACTCCATGTTATCGATTTTAAGTATGGGCAGGGCGTTCTGGTAAATGCCCAGGACAATCCCCAGATGAAGCTATATGCACTTGGTGCCCTGGAACTGTTTGACGGGATATATGACATCAGCACAGTGGCCATGACCATTTTCCAGCCGCGCCGGGAGAATGTCAGCACCTACACGGTATTTAAAGAATCGCTTTATCAATGGGCGGAGGAAACACTGATACCCACCGCTGAGTTGGCTTTTAAAGGTGAGGGCGAGTACGTCCCGGGTGAACACTGTCAGTTCTGCCGGGCTGCGGTAAAGTGTCGAGCCAGAGCCGAAGCCAAGCTTAAACTGGCGGCCTTTGAGTTTGCCCTTCCTCCCTTGCTTTCCGATGAGGAAATTGGCGAGGTTCTCAATTTGATCGGCGACCTGACCAGTTGGGCAAATGAGATTATTGCCTATGCCACAGACGCCGCTGTGAACCATGGCAAGGAGTGGCCCGGTTTCAAGGTGGTCGAGGGGCGCTCCATCCGAAAATATACCGACGAGAAGGCCGTAGCCGAAGCGGCAAAAGCTGCTGGATACCGTGACATCTATAAGCAGAGCCTTATCACCATTACTGAGATGGAAAAGCTGATGGGCAAATCCAGGTTTAATGAAATTCTCGGCGGACTGGTTATAAAGCCGCCCGGCAAACCGACCCTAGTTCCGATTACGGATAAGCGACCAGCGATGAGTATATCAAACGCAAAAAATGAATTTATGGAGGTTTAATACTATGTCAAATACAGCAAACAGAGTTAATCGTAGTCCTGGGAAAAATCCCACCAAAGTTATCACCGGCATTGTACGTCTATCCTATGCGAACGTATGGGAACCCAAGTCCATCAACGGCGGCGCGGAGAAATACAGTGTCAGCCTGATTATCCCCAAGTCAGACACTAAGACCATCGCGGCCATTAATGCTGCTGTGGATGCAGCGATCGAGGAAGGCAAAGGCAAATTTGGCGGCAAGATTCCCTCTAAAGCGCAGTTAAAACTTCCGCTCCGTGATGGCGATATCGACCGCCCTGATGACGAAGCCTACGCCAACAGCTATTTCGTTAACGCCAATAGCAATACCGCTCCGCAAATCGTGGACAGGCAAGTCAACCCTATCCTTGAACGTTCCGAGATTTATTCTGGCGTTTACGCGAGGGTCAGCATTAATTTTTATGCTTTTAATTCCAACGGCAATAAAGGAATCGCCTGTGGTCTGGGCAACATCCAGAAAATCCGTGACGGTGAACCGCTGGGTGGCAGATCAAATGCTGCTGACGATTTTGCCACTGACGTGGACGATGATTTCCTGTCATGAGAACGCTTAGTATTGATTTAGAGACTTTCAGCACGGTAGACCTCGCCAAAAGCGGGGTCTATCGCTATGCTGAGTCCCCGGATTTTGAAATCCTGTTGTTCGGTTACAGTGTTGACGGCGGAGGTGTTCAGGTTATTGATCTGGCCAGAGGTGAACATCTGCCGGATGAGATTTACAGCGCCCTTTTAGATGAGTCCGTTATCAAATGGGCACATAATGCGCAGTTTGAACGGGTATGCCTGTCCCGCTATCTTAACCAGTGGCTGAAGCCGGATTCCTGGCGCTGTACCATGGTATGGTCCGCCTATCTTGGTCTGCCTTTGTCGCTGGAGGGCGCTGCATTAGTCACCGGCGCGGAAAAGCAAAAGCTGACTGAGGGGAAAGATCTAATCCGCTACTTCTCCATGCCCTGCAAGCCCACAAAAACAAACGGCCAGCGAACACGTAATCTCCCCGAACACGACCCTGAAAGGTGGGAACGCTTCAAAGCCTACAATGCCCGCGACGTGGAAACGGAAATGGCTTTGCAGGCAAAGCTGGCTAACTTCCCCGTACCGGAGGATGAATGGAAAAACTATATCCTCGACCAGGAAATCAATGACCGAGGTATCCTGCTGGACATGACCCTGGTCAGGCAGGCGATCCGCTGCGATGAGCAATCCCGGTCGGAACTGACGCGAGTTATGCAAGAGCTGACCGCACTGGATAATCCCAACTCAGTCGTGCAGATGAAGACTTGGCTTGCCGATCATGGTCTTGAAACCGACACGTTGGACAAAGCAGCGGTTAAGGAGCTGCTTAAGACCGCACCCGGAAATCTGGGACGTGTTTTAGAATTACGGCAGAAGCTGGCCAAGTCAAGTATAAAGAAATACACAGCGATGGAAAACGCAGTCTGCTCCGACGGCAGGGCGCGCGGGTTGCTGCAGTTCTACGGAGCTAATCGTACCGGCCGTTTTGCTGGGCGGTTGATTCAAGTACAAAACCTTCCGCAAAACCATCTACCAGATTTGGAGGAAGCGCGCAATCTTATTCGCTCCGGGCAATTTGATGCAGCAGAGATGCTCTATGATTCAGTGCCCTCCGTTTTATCCGAACTTATCCGTACCGCATTCATTCCCGAATCTGGATTCAAATTTATCGTTGCTGACTTTTCCGCCATTGAAGCCAGGGTAATAGCCTGGTTGGCGGGTGAAACATGGCGTAATGAGGTATTTGCCACCCACGGCAAGATTTATGAAGCATCGGCGGCGCAGATGTTCCATGTCCCCATTGAAGAGGTCAACAAAGGCAGCCCCCTGCGCCAGAAAGGGAAAATAGCCGAATTGGCGCTTGGCTACGGCGGATCGGTTGGTGCTTTAACCGCTATGGGCGCTTTGGATATGGGGCTTTCCGAAGAGGAACTCCAGCCGCTGGTGACCGCCTGGCGAAAGGCCAACCCCAACATCGTCCGGTTCTGGTGGGACGTTGACCGGGCTGCCAAAAAGGCGGTCAAGGATCGCGCCACTGCGGAAACACACGGAATCCGTATTGGGTACCGCAGCGGAATGCTGTTCATTACCTTGCCATCCGGCAGGAACCTTTGCTATGTAAAGCCCAGAATAGAGCTAAACCGCTTCGGCGGCGAATCGGTGACATATGAGGGTATTGGGACAAACAAGAAATGGGAGCGCATCGAAAGCTACGGGCCTAAGTTCGTGGAGAACATCGTCCAGGCGACCTCAAGAGACATTCTCTGCCATGCCATGCGCCGTTTGGACGCTATGGGCTGCATTATCGTAATGCATGTCCATGACGAGGTTGTTATTGAAGCCCCGGATGAGGTAACGGTTGATGATATATGCGCCGTAATGGGCAAAACCCCGCCCTGGGCAAAGGGGCTTTTGCTTCGCGCCGATGGCTTTGAGTGCCTTTTCTATAAAAAAGATTAGAAAAAAATAATGGACCGTCCGATTCCGCTCCTTGTGGTGGCGATATAGCGAAGGCCAAAACACAAAATCCAAGCCTTCGGAAAGGACGAATCCAAATGAACAAATTGCAGGTATTCTCCTACGAGGGAAAAGAGGTCAGAACCATCCAGAGGAACGGCGAAACTTGGTGGGTGCTAAAGGATGTGTGCGGAGTGCTGGAACTCAGCAATGCTCGCATGATTGCCGACCGGCTTGACGAGGATGATGTAAGTCTGGCTTACGTCACCGACAGCATGGGCAGGCAACAGCAAACCAACATCGTTAACGAGAGCGGGCTTTACAATGTTATCCTGCGCTCTGACAAGCCCGAAGCCAAGAAGTTTAAACGCTGGGTTACCCACGAGGTTCTTCCTCAGATTCGCAGGCACGGAGCTTACATCACAACCTCTAAGCTGGAAGAAATCATGAATGACCCTGACTCCTGGATTAGGCTCTTGACCGCCCTCAAGGAGGAACGCCAGGAAAAAGAGCGGCTTCAGCTACAGGTCGCCCAAGATAAGCCTGAGGTGGTATTTGCCGATGCTGTATCCGTATCGGACGGCACCATTTTAATCGGCGAACTGGCGAAAATCCTCAAAGGCAACGGTATCGAAATCGGCCAGAACCGCCTGTTTGAAAGGCTCCGCCAGGACGGCTTCCTTATCAAGCGCAAAGGCACAGACTACAACGCGCCGACCCAAAAGGCTATGGAACTCGGTCTTTTCAAAGTAAAAGAAACCGCCATTACCCATTCGGATGGTCATGTCACCATCAGCAAGACCACCAAAGTTACTGGCAAAGGGCAGCAGTATTTTGTCAACTACTTTCTCGGGGGAGGGGCGGATAGGGATGGACGGGTGTAACAGCGGGGGCTGCCCGGAACATATAGCCGCTCCTTCTTCGGACGGTGCGGCGCAGAAGGAAAAACGGTACCGCCAGCTGGTTTATATCTGCTCTCCTTTTGCCGGTGACACGAAACACAACATCATCCGTGCGCTGGGCTATTGCCGGTTTGCCGTCAGCAAGGGATATATCCCCCTCGCGCCGCATCTCCACTACCCACAGTTTATGGATGATAGCGACCCAAAAGAGCGCGAACTCGGACTATATTTCGCCCTGGTTCTACTTAGCAAATGCGATGAGCTGTGGGTGTTCGGACACCGGGTGTCAGATGGTATGGCCCGGGAAATCAGCAAAGCGAAAAAGCAGGGCATACCCATTCGGCACTTTACCGAGAAGTGCGAGGAGGTGCAGGTAACGTGAAGATAGCGGTCGGCAACAGCCGCATGGATAAGAAATGGAAAAACAGGGACATCTCATGGGAAAACTTCCTCGCCCGGGTCAGCACGACGATCCGCACCACCGAAACGGTATCGGAATTCCGCAAGATGAGCCGCGCGCAGCAGGATTCCATTAAAGATGTGGGCGGCTTCGTGGGCGGCGCTCTACGTGAAGGTAAACGCAGGAACGGTTATGTCCTCTGCCGTTCCCTTCTCACCTTGGATATGGACTACGCCAGGCCGGGAATTTGGGATGAAATTAATATGCTCCACGATTTCAAGTGCTGTGTTTACTCTACTCACAAACATACCCCGGATGCACCGCGCTTGCGGCTTGTTATTCCTCTGGCCCGCGAGGTTAGCGAGGACGAGTACCCCGCTCTTGGTCGCATGGTAGCCAAGGAAATCGGTATCGAATTGTTTGACGACACGACTTATGAACCCTCGCGGCTTATGTATTGGCCGTCTACGCCATCTGACGGTGAGTTTGTGTTTCAAGAAAAAGAAGGCGAGTTGCTAAACCCCGATGTATACCTCGGAAAATACGCTGACTGGCGGGATACTTCCATGTGGCCTGTATCCTCGCGTCAGTCAGAAGTGGTTCGCAGCCAGATTACCCAGCAGGCTGATCCGCTCACTAAGGAAGGTGCAGTCGGTGCGTTCTGCCGGGCTTATTCCATTGAGGACGCAATTGCCACTTTTCTATCCGATGTCTATGAACCCAGCGCGATAAATGGCCGCTACGACTATATCCCTGCTGATTCTTCAGCGGGACTGGTCATATACGATGGTAAATTCGCCTACAGCCATCACGCTACCGATCCGGCCTGCGGCAGGCTGCTGAATGCCTTTGATCTGGTGCGAATACACCGCTTCCGCGACCTCGACGACAAGACCGCTTTGGATACCCCTCCGGGAAAGCTGCCCTCCTTTAGGGCCATGACGGAACTAGCCATAAAGGATGAACGGGTCAAGGAGCAGTTGGCTGAAGAACGTAAAGCCCAGGCGGAGAACGAGTTTAGGGATGCGGATTGGCAGAAGGCCCTGGAACTTGAAAAGACCGGTGCTGTTAAAGACAGTTTCGGAAACTATCTTCTGATATTAAACAATGACCCTAATTTGAGCGGTATCGTTTTTAACCAACTGCGGGACGGTGTGGATGTTCGTGGGGAAATACCCTGGCAAAGGTTCAAACCTGGCTGGAGCGAAACGGACGCGGCGAAACTTTATGAATATCTGCAAAATCATTATGGCATCTACTCACCGACTAAGACGAATAATGCCGTTATGGCAGCAGCAGCTGCCCGGCAGTTCCATCCGATACGTGAGTATCTTAACACACTTCCTACCTGGGACGGCATTAAAAGAGTCGAAACGCTTCTGATTGATTACTTCGGTGCAGAAGATACCCCGTACACCAGGGCTGTTACTAGAAAGACTTTTGCGGCGGCGGTCGCCCGCATTTATCAGCCTGGGATTAAGTTTGACTACATGCTGGTCATTAATGGGGCGACTGGACTTGGAAAATCCACGTTCTTTGGCAAGCTGGCCGGAGAGTGGTTTTCCGACAGCCTGACCTTTGCTGACATGGGAAAAGGCAAGGATGCTCCTGAAAAGATACAGGGGTTCTGGATTATAGAAATCCCCGAACTTGCTGGTATCCGGAAAACTGACGTTAACAACGTAAAAGCATTTTTATCCCGTTGTGATGATAACTATCGTGCCAGCTACGGACATGTAACTGAAAGCCATCCTCGTCAATGTATTATTGTGGGCAGCACCAACAGCGAAAGTGCCGGTTTTCTTCGTGATGTGACCGGCAACCGCCGCTTCTGGCCAGTCCGTGTAAGCGGTAAAAATGCCAGGCGTGGTTGGGATATCACAGATGATGATGTTCTTCAGATTTGGGCCGAGGCCAAGCTGATATGGAACAACGGTGAGAAGCTCTACCTTGAGGGAGCCGATGCGGAGGCGGCGGTCAGTGAGCAGGCAGACGCCATGGAATCTGATGAACGTGAAGGCTTGGTACGCGAGTATCTCGACATGCTTCTGCCGGAGAACTGGGACACTTTGGATGTATACCGAAGACGTGATTATTTCCGGGATCAGAATGACCCAACCAGGCCGCCAGGTGTTAAACGGCGCGATATTGTCAGCAATATTGAGATCTGGTGCGAGTGCCTGAACAAGAACCGCGAGGACATCAGAACCCGCGACAGCTATGAAATCACCGCCATCATGCAGAAAATGACCGACTGGCGGCGCGGGGATAAGAAGATCCGAATCATTGGCTACGGCCCCCAAAATGTGTGGTTGAGAAAGCCGGATTAAGGCAGAGGTGTTCCAAGCGTTCCGGGTTTGTTCCAGGAAAAGAGAACAGTGGGAACAGGCGTTAGCTTAGAAGAATAGGCAACTCGACAAGTTCTGTTCCAAGTGTTCCAAGAATTATATATGAGTTATTTGTATTATTACTCTCTGTACCTATATGGAACTATATACACGCGTAAGGGTCTATAAGGAATTTTTCGGTACGACTGGAACACAACTGAGCGGAATGCCTTGTAAATTCAGGGTTCGAGGCTGTTCCAGGTTATTGTTCCAAGGTGTGTTCCGTTCCAGCAAATGAGCAAGTAGCAACAAGATGAAAGGAATAAAAATGCTATGGGGAGTCCTATGCGAGAAAAAAAGATAGAACAAAAACTGGTCAAGGCAGTCCGCGGCATGGATGGTTTAGCGCTAAAGTTTGTGTCACCAGGGTTCGATGGAGTGCCCGACCGCTTAATATTATTGCCCGATGGACGGATGGCCTTTGCAGAAATTAAAGCGATGGGATGTAAATTACGGCCTTTGCAGGTAAGACGAAAAAGACAACTGGAAGCGTTAGGGTTTTCGGTGTACGTCATAGATAGCCCGGAGCAGATTGGAGGGATGCTGAATGAGATACGAGCCACATGAATATCAGGATTATGCCACAAGATTCATCCTTAAGCATCCAATCGCGGCTGTTCTGCTTGAAATGGGACTTGGCAAAAGCGTCATTACGCTGACAGCCATCTTCGACCTTACCCTGGAAAGTTTCGAGATTCGCAAGGTTCTGGTCATTGCCCCGCTTAGGGTGGCACGGGATACATGGCCCACGGAAATTGAAAAATGGGATCACTTAAAGGGGCTTACCTGCTCGGTGGCTATAGGTAGCGAAGCCCAGCGGAAAGCTGCGCTTAGGAAAAGAGCGCAAGTGTACATCATCAACCGGGAGAATGTCGACTGGCTGGTGAATAAAAGCGGCCTTCCCTTCGACTTCGATATGGTGGTAATCGACGAGTTGAGTTCTTTCAAGGATAACGGCTCCAAACGGTTCAAGGCCCTGCGCAAGGTTCGGCCTGGGGTTAAACGGATAGTCGGCCTTACCGGTACGCCTTCATCCAATGGATTGATGGACCTGTGGGCTGAAATCGGCATTCTTGATATGGGGCAGCGCCTTGGCAGATATATCACCCACTTCCGCAATAATTATTTTATGCCGGACAAGCGTAACCAGCAGATGGTGTTTTCATACAAACCCCGGCCCGGTGCCGAGGAAGCTATTTACCGGCTGATTTCCGACATCACCATCAGCATGAAAAATACCGACTATTTGAAGCTGCCGGAACTGGTGATGAACGAGATCCCCGTCAGGCTGTCAGAAAATGAAATGGCTTGCTACCAGGCAATGAAGCGCGAGTTGGTACTGTCCCTTAAAGGTCGGGAAATTGATGCCGCCAACGCCGCGGCGCTTTCCGGCAAGCTCCTGCAGATGGCCAACGGCGCGGTGTATGACGAGGATAAAGGCGTGGCGCATATCCACAACCGCAAGCTGGATGCCATGGAGGATATTATCGAAGCCGCCAACGGCAAGCCTGTTTTGGTAGCTTACTGGTTCAAGCACGATCTGGAGAGGATAATTAATCGTTTCCCCGCTGAGAAGCTGGACAGCACTGCTTCCATTAGGCGCTGGAATGACGGAAAAATACCACTGGCCGTGATTCATCCGGCATCGGCCGGACACGGATTGAATTTGCAGGCGGGCGGCTCCATTCTGGTATGGTTTGGGCTTACCTGGAGCCTTGAACTCTACCAGCAGACCAACGCCCGGCTGTGGCGGCAGGGTCAAAAGGATACGGTGGTTATCCACCACATCATCACCAATGGCACCATTGATGAAGATGTGATGCGCGCCCTGGAAAGAAAGGACAAGACCCAGACCGCCCTGATTGATGCGGTAAAAGCAAACCTGAAGGAGGTGGTAGCATGATTGCGCTGAAATATATCAACAAAAATGCGGCGACGATTGCCGCCATCCGCGACTACAACAACATGCGGTTTATCATCAACAACACTCCAGAGGAAATAAAGAGTGTGTACGAAGAAATGATTGCGCCCAGAACCCCCAAGCTATCCAGTATGCCGTCCGCAAGGAATCCGCAGGCTGGAGCCGACAAACTGGCGGCGCAGATTGACAAGCTGGACATCCTGCGGGAACGCTACAGCCAGGCGATAGAGTATATGGCATGGTTCGAGCCTGCCTGGTCAAGCTTGACGGACACTGAGCAGCACATCCTATCTGAATTCTACATGGGTGACAACCAGAAGTCCGGCGCAACCTACCGTCTGATGAGTGAACTCAGCTACAGCGAAAGCCATATCGAGCGGCTGCGGAGCAACGCGCTTAACCACCTGCGCAGTATGCTGTTCGGATAAAGATGAGGGAATTCTGAGGGAGTGTTTGCTTAAGGGCACTGTATAATAATAGTATCGGAAGCCACATCGAGAGCCTTCGTAGGGTCATATCTGCGAGGGCTTTTTGTATGCCTATAACGAGGTGATCACTAATGCCCTTTAAGCCCAAGCGGCCGTGTTCCTACCCTGGCTGTCCAAAGCTGACGTACGGAAGGTTTTGCGAGGAGCACACCAAAGAAGAGACAAAACGATATGAACGCAATCAGCGCGACCCCGCCATGAAGAAACGCTACAACAGGACTTGGAAGCGCATTCGCGACCGGTATATAAATGATCATCCCCTTTGCGAAAGGTGTCAGAAGGAAGGCAAATTGACACCAGCTGAGGAGGTGCACCATGTTGTACCGCTTTCAAGGGGTGGAACCCATACAGCGGATAATCTCATGGCGTTATGCACTAGCTGCCATTCGAGAATAACTGCAAAAGAAGGCGGCCGGTGGGGTTAAAGAGATACGTGCGCTGTTAGGAACGGCATCCTTACTTCATGTATCGCTTCAGTTCTTCATAGAAGTTTTCGCGGGTACCCGCAAGTATAACGACGACGGTTTCGTCCTCTTCCTCAATAATGGTATAGGCAAGTTCGTAGTTGGTTTTGTTATGGAAAATGTCGCAGCAATATATGCCGGAAAGATCACCGGTTTTGGGATCACCACAATAGGGATCCAATTGAATCTGATCAATGGCTGCTCGGAATTTCTCTTTTAGCGGTTTCTCTTTTAGCTTTTTAAGATAGCGAGCGGCGGGAGGCAGAATGACTAATTTGGTCATCAGTCTGCCTCCGAGCCAAAAACATCTTCATAAGTTTTGCTTGATGCTTGGCCCTGAGCAGCAAGACGGGCTTCATCAAGCAAGCGTTCCACAGCGGGACGGATTTGGCGGCGGGTTTCCTTAAACTTATCCAGCAGTTCTTGTCCTGAAAGACCCTGGGCTATTAAATCGGCCAGGATTTGTTCGTCAAATTCTCCGCCGCTTTCCCGAACGGGACGGATGACGATGGCATTGTTTTGGACATAGCATTCCACTTCCTTGTCAATGCCGACGCTGTTATAAAACTCAATCGGTATGGTTATCTGACGTTTCTGAGATACCGAGATACGTTTCTTTATCATAGGATTTTCTCCTTTGGTTTTAACTTGCGGCACTAGTATTCCTCCTTTGGTAGTATATGCTGATCCAATAGAAAATATACAAAGAATCTTTGATTAAATACTATCAAAGAAACAAAGAAAACTCAAGGGTAGGGGGGCAAAATCTCTACAGCCCTGCACCAGAGAACGGGCGGCCCCCTTCGCGCATAAAAGTTACGGTTCAAACGGGGGATTAAACCCTGCCACAGTAAGGAGGTGAAGGCTTGTGGCAAAAGACGGAACCAATAGGGGCGGTCGCAGGGTCCGCGCCGGTGACAAGCCGCTGCCCCTGGCTGACAAAATCTCGGCCGGGAAGGCCGCAAAAGTTTTAGCAGCCCCGGACCTGCATCCCGAGTCGATGCTTGAAGCGAGCGACCTTGACGATGCGGCCGATTTATACGGAGAAGATATGCCAACGCCCAGCGATTACCTCAGCGCGAGACAGAAAGACGGTAAGCCGCTGGGCGCTGACGTTCTGTTCAAAGAAACCTGGAAATGGCTTAAAGAGCGTGGGTGTGAGAAATTCGTTAACCCAAGATTGATTGAAGCCTATGCCCAGGCTTTCACTCGCTACATCCAGTGTGAGGAAGCCATCAGCACCTATGGGCTTTTGGGCAAACACCCGACCACGGGCGGCGCTATAGCCAGTCCCTTCGTACAGATGAGCCAATCTTTTCAGAAGCAGGCCAACCTCATCTGGTACGAGATTTTTGACATTGTAAAACAGAATTGCACTACAGCCTTCGTCGGCAACCCGCAGGACGATATTATGGAAGCCCTGCTGTCAGGCAGGAAAGGACGGTAGGTATAGATGAACACAACCGAGCGTTTTGAAAAAGTTAATATCGACCGGTTAGTACCATATGCCCGCAACGCCCGCACCCACAGCA